CAGCTTTCACCCGCTGGAGATCGGGGCGCACGTCGAAGGCGCACTCCTGAAAGGGATCCCGCGCATCGTGTTCACCAGTGCCACGCTCGCGCCGAAAACGATCGACAGCCTCGGGATCAACGCGTCCTCGATGGGGTGGTACTACCAGCCCTCCACGTTCCCCGTGGAACGTCGGCCCGTGATCCATGTGGCGACGGTCAGGATCGATCACCGGCTCGACGCGGCCGGGGCGAAGTTGTGGTTGATGCGGCTCGATCAGATCCTCGGAGCCCGGGGCGATCGCAAGGGCATCATCCACACGGGCAGTTACGAGCGGGCTAAGCTCATCTATAACCACTCGGAACACCACGCCCGGATGATCTTCCACGAGCGAGCGACCACCCGCGAGATGGTCGCGAAGTTTCGAGCAGCGGGGCCCGGGGCCGTGATGGTGAGCCCGAGCCTGACGACGGGGTTTGATTTTGCGGGCGAGGCGTGTGAGTACCAGGTCGTACTCAAGGTACCGTGGCCGGACTCGCGTGAGCCGGTGATCGCGGCGAGGACCGTGAAGGACAAGGACTATCCGGCGTACCTCGCGATGCAGGATCTGGTGCAAGCAGTCGGGCGCGGGATGCGGAGCGAGGACGATCGCTGCGAGACCCTGGTGCTCGATGATCACGTCCGCTGGTTTGTCGGAAAGTACCGACGCTTTGCCCCGCAGTGGTTCCTCGATGCGTTCCGATCGGTGCTCACGATCCCCGCACCTCCACCGAAGCTATAATCCGCGCCGATGCCCCTTCCATTCATCGTCGCCGAGGTCTCGAAAAATTGGCTGGACGGTCACGAGGTCACGCCAGGAAGCGGGCTTCTCGCCGAGCAATTCGAGCGAGTGCTCATCACGAACCACGCTCGCGGGTACCGCTTGTACCGCTTCCAACTACACCGCATGATGACTCGCCCTGACGAGATGAACGAAACGATCATCGCGGTCTTTGAGTACGTCGGCGACGGAGAGGAACCCCATGGAGGTTGAGCGCAACACGCCTCGATCGAATCTGCTCGCCGCGATCAAGTCCCTTTCGGCTCGTGCCGAGCACGATAAGCGATACGGCCCCGCCGACTGTCGCCGCGATCAACTGGAAGCGATCTCGATCTTTGAGCGCGAGGCCGAAGCCCGAGGCCGAGAGCAGGCATCTCGTCTGTAAACCCCAAACGGTACGCAACCTGCTGTCCCTCTTCCCGCTGCGCGATCGTAACCGCGCACTGGAGGTGACGAGTATGGACGGTGCGCTCAGTCTCAGACCATCAGACGCGCAAGCGGGCGCGTTTCTCGATGACGTAGACGTGACCCTCAAGGAATGCCGCTTCGTGGTGTGGGACTACATGGGCAAGGCGAGCAAGCCCTCGACGGCCCTCAAGATCACCATGGAAGATCCCGACAGCATCACGCACGAGCAGTACTACTCGGCCGGGGATCCCGACAAGGTACTCCCGAGCCCTGACGGCAAGACGCTGATCCCCCAGGCCGGGGCGACGGGCCTCAACAACAACACCAATGCCCTCGCGTTCATCTCCTCGATCATCAACGCGGGATTCCCCGAGGACAAACTCGGGAGCGATGCGAGCGTGTTCGACGGCCTGGGCGCACACGTCAATCAGGTCGCGCAACCCAAGCGGCAGGGCCTGAAGGATCAGAAAGAAGGCAAGACGTACCTGCTGGTCACCAAGATCACCCGACTGCCGTGGGAAGCCGCGCCTGTGAAGCCTGCGAAGGGGGCTCCTGTGGCGAAGGCGAGCCCTGCAACTACGGCGGGCCCGCGTCCGGTCCAGCCTCCGATGAGTCAGGCAGGACAGCCCGGGGGCGGCAACGGCGACGGAGTACTGACCGAGAAGGCTCGCGCCACGGTGATCTCGATCCTCACCGAGAAGGGTGGGACCGTGCCGCGATCGAAGCTCTCCCAGGAAGCGTTCCGACTCCTGGCCTCAGACCCCGACCGCAACGCCATCGTCAAGCTCGTGTATGACGATGCGTTTCTCCAGCAGTCCGTGGCCGAGGGCGTGTTTGCGTTCGACGGGACGACGGTGAGCCTCGGGTGATCGTCACCCTGCGTCCGGTGACTGTGGCGGATCTCGCCGTCGAGCCCCATCCGTCACGGTCCACCGGACTCCACGTCTCCACGATCATCAAAGCGATCTGCAAAGGGCTGGAGCCGGAACGCTTCGGCGGCGAGATCACCAACTGGACGCCCATCGAGATGGGGTTCACAGTAGAACGAGCGATCGAATCCGCCTGGGCCAGCCGACGCATCGACGTGTGGCGTCCTGGCGAGATGGAGAAGGACGGCATCGTCGGCAGTCCCGATGGGGTGACGTTCGACAGCGACGGCGCGATCGTGGACGAGATCAAATGTACGTGGATGAGCAGCAAGGGCTGTCCCGAGGACAAAAAGTTTTGGCACTGGCTCGTCCAGATCAAAGCCTACTGCCACTTGCTCGACACCATCCGCGCCCGCCTTCATGTCGTGTTCGTGAATGGCAACTATTCGGATCACCGCGAGCCGCAGTATTGCAGTTGGGATCTGCGGTTCCACGGCGGCGAGATCGATGAGAACTGGATGATGCTCGTGAACCAAGCGGCGGTACTGAGGAGAGAACAGACATGAACAGCAAGCTGGTACTACTCACGTTTCTTGAGGACGGCATCCCGGGCCTGACGCCGGGGTACCCGCTGCCGACGCCCCCGGTGGACCCGGGCTTCGGGCAGGGTCGGCCTCCGGTCGATCCCGGGTACGGTCGGCCGAGTGGAGGCCGTCCCGATCAGGGGCTCCCAGGGTACGGCCGTCCCGACCAGGGACTCCCTGGCTTCAGCGGCCATCCTGACAACGCCCTGCCGGGGGGTGGGTACCCGAGTGGACAGCCGGTCCCGCTGCCGCCCGTGACCCCCGACAACACGCTGCCGCCGCACTCGCCGACCCCGACCATCTCACTGCCCGTGGTGCTGACCACGCCGATCGATCCCGATCGGTACTTTGAGATGAAGTACTCCGCCGCGTACGGCTGGGTGCTCGTGCCCGTCGAGGACGACGCCGAGCCGAAGTAGCTCACTCGATCGCGGGAGTCGGTACGCAACCTGCTATCAGCACGGACATGCCGACTCCCGTGCCCTTCCTGCCTGGATTCACCCGCGCCAACTCCACCGTCAAGCGACGACTCATCCTCTCGATCGAAGCGTTAGAGGGCGCAGGGAAAACCCGCTTCACCCTCACGGCCCCGGGCCCGATCGCGTTCATCAATTTTGACTACGGCCTGGAGGGAGTGATCGAACCCTTCCAGTCGGTGAAGCCGATCTACATCGCGACGGTGAAGCTCAATTTCAACGGGACCAGGGAGCGCATCATCGCCGCCGCCGAGGAGGAACTCGCCAAGGTCGAGAAGAACTATCAGACCGCGTTGACCCAGGCCCGCACGATCGTGATCGACACGGGCAGTGAGTTGTGGGAGTTGCTCCGGCTCGCGGCGTTTGGCAAGTTGGAGAAGGTCATGCCGCACCAGTACGCCGAGGTCAACCAGACCATGACGCGACTGATCAAGTTGGCGTACGACAGCGAGGCCAACCTGCTGTTGACGCATCGACTGAAAGCGGAGTGGATCAACGACAAGCGCACGGGGGCGTACGAGTTCTCGGGCATGAAGGACATCCCGTTTCTGGTGCAAGCGCACGCGAGGATGTGGACGGACGGAGAGGGGTACCACCTCAAGGTCGGCAAGTGTCGGCAGAATGCGAGCGTCGTCGGGTTGGAACTGGTGAACGAGATGATCACGTTCCCGACGCTGGCGCAGTTCGTGTTTCCCGACAGCGAGCCCAAGGATTGGGAGTGAGGCCCATCGACCCTCCCGAGTGGCCGAGCCTGATCGACCATCCCGAGTGGCCGCTCCTGCGCCCCGCCGTGTCTGTCGCGAGCACCGGGGATAAGTGGAAGCGACTGGAAGTCAAACGCCCCGACGACATGGGGCTGCTGCACACGTTCCTCACGCTGATCACACCCTGCGTAGCATGTGGGGACTTCCACTGTCCGGTGCGCCCGCGACACGCGCCCACTAACCTTGGCGATCTTCGGGAGCATCCGGTCGGCGGGTTGTTCCTCGCGAGTTGCTGTCAGTTACCACGCTGCACGAGAACTAAGCTCGCCCGAAACGAGAAGCGGCTAATCCGCACGGCGGTTGAGGCGTGGATCGAGTGGGGTTGCACCTGATGATTCTGCTCGACCGACGCATCGGAAGCTCGGACCTGTTTGGCCCGCTCCGCACGTTTGGTCTGCCGGTGGAGTTGACCACCCTGGACTCGGCCGACGTGGCGTGGCTCGGGCGTGGCCCTGGCGAAGTCCCCGTCCCTATCGGCGTCGAGATCAAACGCATCGGGGATCTGCTCCAGTCGATCACGAGCGGACGCCTGAGCGGGCATCAACTGCCTAAGCTCGTCCATGAGTATCAACACACATGGCTCCTCATCGAGGGGCGGTACAGGTCCGGTGACGAGGGCATCCTCGAAACGCAACAGGGGCGCGTGTGGGCGCCGCACTCGCAAGGCCGGAGACCGTGGACGTACCGTGAGGTCGAAGCGTTCTTGACCACACTGGAGGTGCGAGCCGGGGTCCACGTACGGAGAGCCTGGGATCGATCCGAGACCGCCGCACTCGTCGCGATGTTGTACCAGTGGTGGACCGCGAAGGGGTACGACGAGCACCGAGCGCATGTGGCGTTGCACTCGCCGATGCTCGACGCGGGGTTGCTCTACAAGCCGAGCCTCGCCAGGAGAGTCGCCGCAGAACTCCCCGGCATTGGCATCGGGAAGTCGGGTGCCGTCGCCGATCACTTCAAGACGGTGCGGGCCCTGGTCGAGGCGAGCGAAGAGGAGTGGATGCAGATCGACGGCATCGGGAAAACGCTGGCGAAAAAGATCACCGAGGCATTGGGGGAACGATGACGACGACGGGGCTCACCATGCTGCTGATCCTCCTGGGCATTGTCGCACTCGTATGGGCCGCGCACGAGCCGTCTCGGAAATAGGCCGATTTGACAATCATATGATTCTATGATACTCTTATATCTGGAGTGACGAATCGTATGAGACAGCGAGGCTTGATCAAGACGGAGTATCGAGAGACGAGTGGGTACTGGATCGAACTCATCGACGGATGGGAGAACGGGCTCGACCCTGGCACACACGGGATCGTTGAGGACACCAAAGGCGAGGCGTACCGGACATTGAAGTACGCACGGCCCTGCGACTGCGCGGACTGCAAGGCGCGGCTGGAAGCGAGGGGACAGTAATGGCTGCGGGGATTCTCCAGAAGCCAGGGACTAAACTCGGCGCGTGTAAGACCAAGTGTAAGCATAAGGACTGCGCGAGCCTCAGAGAGATCGAGGCTAGCCCGTGCGGGATCTGCGACGAGGCGATCGGGTGCCTCCGCAGGTACTACAGTCGCGAGTCGGGTGGGTACGTCCACGCGGATTGCTTTGAGGACTTCATCGAGCAGCACGGCCATGAGTAAACGCGGCTACTCTCGCGCCTTCACCCCGCGCTCGGAGACCTACGGCCGGTACCTCCTCGACAAGGTACCGGCGACACTCTGGTCCGACGTGCGGGCCAAGTGCAAACGTGAAGGGATCTCGGTGCGCGGGCTGATCCTCTCGCTCCTTAAGGCGTGGCTCGACGGTCCTGCCCCGGAGGCGCGAAAGGTACCGAAGCAGTTCACGATGATGGGCCTCAATAAATGCAACGCAGAAAAGGCGTGGCTCGACGGCTTCGACGCTGCTACGACGCTGGCTCAAGGTGGGGGTAACGCACCCTCCGACTAGTTGGTACACAACCTGCCTCTCACCCTGGCCGTATGGCTCATGTCCAGGGTGAGGGATCGCCCTCAGCGTCCGTCGCGTTCCTGAGCGACATCCCGCCCGACATCCTCACCGCCGCGCTCGCGATCCGTTTCGATCGTAGTGACCTGTTCTGCTCGCACCTCACCAGCGGCGACGACTGGGAGGAAGTCGAGATGGAACTCAACCTGATCGATCCGTTCACGATCGTCACGGTTGGTGAGACGGCGATGCGACTCGTGCTGGGCGATCGGGCACTCACCGAGATCCACGGTGAGCCGCTCCGGGTCGGGGACTTCATCGTCATCCCGATTCACGCGCCGAGCCCGCCGCCCTGGCACATCCGGTTCGCGTGCGATCTCCAGACGCTGCACGGGTACCTCTACCCGAAGCCGGACCCAGTACTAGTACCTGTCGCCCCTCCAGTGAAGTTGAAGCCGCGCAAGCCCAGGCCACAAGCTCGTCTGTGGCAGGACGGAGACCTCCCGTGACGCCCAAGATCGAACAGACCCTGAGCACCATCGTCGGGCTCGCCGAGAACCTCCGGCCCAAGGTCGAGGAACGGCAAGCCCTCATCGCGACTCGCGATCTGCTCCTCACGGAGATCGCCACCCTGAGCGACGAGATTGCCTCCACGCTGGCGATCGCCGACACCAAGACGCTGAGGGTCGGGCCGTACAACCTGACGCTCCAGGAGAACCCTGGGCGGTTGACGCTCGACAAGCACCGGCTCGTGGAGTTAGGGGTGTCGCCCGAGACGATTCAGGCGGCGACGGTCAGAGGAACTCCGAGCGTGGCCTTGCACGTTCGGGTAGCGGCGGAGGAGTAGGTGTGGGGGATCAACTGGCTGTTCCGCGTCTGGTGCCTCGCGAGGAAGCATCCGCTGGTGCTGGAGCACCGCGAGAAGGACTGCGCCTCGTGGGTGTGCCTTCACTGCGGCGTGGTGCGCGGGGTCACTACCTTCGATCGCCCCCGGCCCAAGGTCCGGTACCCGAGCCCGTCCTCGTCGGACCCGCGCCCCCACCCCCTGACGTAGCGGTGCCGCCGTGTCGGGAGATCCGGCTGCTCTGCTGCGAAGGGAGTTGCTCGCCCGGGTTGCAGGTGTTCGGAGCCGAAGCGATCAAGCTCGCCCAGGTCGGGTACTCACGCACAAGTACGAGAGAAGCGGAGAGCGCGGTACTCCGGCACACCCCACACTACTTCGTGCGGGTGAGTAGTCTCGCACACACCTGCTTCCACACCTGGGCGTGTGCGGTCTGCGGACACGAGCGGATCTACGGCGCGGAGGAAGCATGACGGATGCTCAAGCGATTAAGCATCTCCAGCGACGGATCACCGCGCTAGAGAGAACCCTCGCCACGTTCATCGCGTGGACCGGCAGTGCCGCCAATCATCCGTTGTCGCTCCGAGAGACCAAGCAACTGCTCGACATGATCGGCGGCGAGGTCGAGCCCGCCGAGAAGGTGATCTCATGATCGTCGTCTACACGGCCGGACCTTACCGGGCGAGCAATGCCTGGGCGATCGAACAGCACATCCGTGCCGCAGAATTGGCGAGCCTGAAAATCTGGACGCTCGGGGCCGTGCCCATTTGCCCACACACGATGACCCGCCACTTTCAGAATGCCCTCCCCGATGCGACGTGGCTCGCGGGGGATCTGGAGTTGGTGAAGCGATGCGATGCGGTGCTGATGCTCGACGGGTGGGAACAGTCGCAGGGGGCGAAGGCCGAGAAGGCGTACGCCGACGCGAAAGACATCCCGGTGTTTGAGTCGATGGAACTACTGGCGACGTGGTTGCTGTGGCGGAAGAGCAAGCCAAAGGGAGGGCCCCTGCGAGAACAGTGGCCGCTCCCCCTGGTCGGGAATGCGCTGAAGGTCTAGACCGTCGC